TTCGCTAATAGACATAACTGTCTTCCTTTCTGCCCTTCTCGTGGGCGATCCGTTGGTTTATGTTAAGGCTTACGCCATACCAAACTTTACTAACTGCATATAGTCGGGGTAGTTATGCTGAAGCAGGGCATATCCCACCTGTGCTACGGAGTAAGTATGCAATGCCTCCGCATAATACTGCTTTGTGGCTTTACAGGTGATGACGGCATCGCCACTTTCAAGGCGAATGTTGGGTTTCTTCTTCAACTTGCCCTCATCGTGCATCGTCTTGACCACCTGTGCGACTGTATAAGCAAGGATTGATGCGGCGGCACATACAATGTCTTGCCCCACATCAGCCTGCCCTGCGTGTCCTTTAACGGTCAAAATGAGGGTCTTGCCGTCTTCACTTTTCTCGAATCGTGCCTGTATCATGCGTCCTCCTTATGTGGGAGAAGTGGACTCAGCCACTCTCTGCCTTGCCTTCTTGGTATTCGTTGCTTCTGCTTCTTTGCCACCAAGAGCCTCGGTTTCACCTACATTGCCTGCGAGATTTCCATCTATAGGAGCCACAGGAGCGCCACCAGTGATACCCGCTGCAATCTGTTCTGCAAGGTTAGAGCCGTGGTCTCTGTCAACCATTTGAGCAAGCATAAGCATCTGCTTTTGCATCTGCATCATCTGCTGATACATACCGCCGTTCTGAGCAATTTTCTGCATCACGAACTGTTTGCGGTCAAAGTCCATCATATCTATGCAAGCGAGCGCTTGGTCAGCCATCTGAGGATTGAAGAACCCTGCACCGAAGAACTGAAGCGCCAACTCGTTCTGCGACATCTTGCTGTAGGGACTTTGCTTTTGAGCAGTAATCTCGACATCAAACAGAGGTAGTCTGTATCCCATATCCACGCCCATCTCAATGCCTTGCATTTGAGGCTGGATACCTGCGTTGCTGTACTGTACATACCGAGCCGCACCGTTCTCTCCCATAATGCGGAAGCAACGAGGAAGGTCATAGAACTGGCGAATCAACTCGATGACCATAAGACACAGTTTGCGGAATGCTCTGTAGGAGGCTTTGTTGTTGTCTCTCGACAGTTTCGAGCCTGCCTCTTGCATAGCGGCAATGGCAGATGCTGCTGTGACACCGCTTGTAGTACCGCCTGTGGAGATGTCTCGGTTGCCTGTGGTCTCCTTCAGTTCATCAATCTTGTTGTTAATGACCTGCACATAGATATCATTGAGAGGTTTGCCTTGCACAGGAAGAATGCTGTCTTGCCCAAGGTTGCCATCCACATGAATGAAGTCCTTGTTGGTGTCAGCATACTCTGCTTCATTGACAGAACCATCGTTGCGGATAAAGTGTCTCGGCTTGGCGTTTGCAAGCATATTCCGCATAATGGCTTGGTTGCCTCTATCGATATACCCCTGTGCATCCTTGCCTACATCAATGTAGCCAAAGCCACAGGGAGTGCCTTCAACAGAGAAGAGAGGATCATACACGAAGGGATACAAGCCGTGGTCATACCATCCTGTCTCAGCCATAGCGGGTCTGATGATGTTGCCCATCTCATCGGTCACAGGCTGAGCCTCATTCTCTGTGGCGAACAGCACCTCATCATTGACATACTTGCAGTAGTGCAGGACTGTCTTGCCGTTTTGGTGCTTCTTGTAGTACCAGTCAACCACAACGGACTTGTTACTGGTATCCACAGTATCGTCATAGACATACTTGGTGATATCCATAGTAGACTTGCCCAGTTTACCCTCCAGTTGAGGATATGAAGAAAGCAAGAGGTCATTGTCTGCCAGTTCTACATGAAACAGATTTCGGGACCTTTGAATGTCGGTGATTCCACTCTCCCAAAACAGATTGATTAGGTCAATCTTCTTGATGGCAATATCACCGAGTCCATTCATCTTGGACTTATCCCAAAAGACACCATATACACCAGTGCCTGCTTTGAGTTTGTAGTCCCACACATCGGAGTAGGTCTGCTCAAATTCACACTGGTCAAGGATAACAGGGATGATGGAGGACAGCATCTCAGCCTCTGCCTTGTCACCCTCTTCACGAGGAAGGATGTTGGGGGAGGGGAAGTTGTCCATTGCATCAGCGTGTTTGTTGGCAATGCAGTTGAAGAGCCACGCAGAAGTCGGTTGTACATCGTTCTGCTTATCTCTCATACACTCCCAGTGACGAAGCTTGTACCACTGCTCATTGTCCACGATGCGCTTCTCAAGGTTAGCCTTGCCTTCCTTGTACTTCTGAAGGATTTGGTTGGCGTGTTGCACCTGCTCTCTGCCAATGACTTGGGCAAGAGCCTTGAAGCCGTCTATGGCACCGTCAGTTCCTTGCTGAACCATTCGCTTGCGAACCTCATCCATAATGGTAGGTTGAGGAGCAGACTGTCTACGCATCATCTGTTCCTCATTGGTAGGCTGATGCTGTCCCTTCTGCTCCGGCTCTGTATTCTCTTTTTTCTTACGGTTGAATATCGCCATCGCTGCCTCCTATAATCTCCATCCTTGGTCTTGTTGCCCTCTCTCTGACCATTTCCTTGGGGATATCCAAGAAGATGTTCATAGGGTTGTTAATGTACTCATCGGGTTTGCCTGCCATTCTCGGCTTAATAGGTCTGCTCATACAGAAGTACCGCACCTCATCAGCCACATGGTCTTCTCCATCTGTGTCAAGATCCTCTGGCTTATGCTCATCATAGAGCAGGAGAGGTATTGTCCGTATGAACGCTTTGCAGTTGCTGAATATGTACATCATAGGGTAGCCGTTCTCATCAAAAGCGAACCTATAATGCATTTGCAACCAACCGGGAAGTCTTTGGTGGTCACCCGGTTGGAAGTAAACCCTGTACTTGGATGCTACATCTGCTATGGACTCGCCTGTTTCTGCATCCCATATGGCAGGGTCTGCTATGCCTATGATTTTCTTGCCCTTGAGCCATCTGTGTTCTGACTCGATCCTGTGTATCTCCTCAAACACTTTTGGGGGAGGCCACTTGATACCCTCGTTGGGGGTCTTGGTGCATCCATATAACTCAAGGATGCGGTATACCACGCCATCATAGTCGACTGCCCACCATCCACAGGAGAATGGCTTGTTGTAACCCCAGTCGAAGGAGCGGTATATCTGCCATCCATCGGGAATCTCAAAGGGGTCGATGACATGAGTCCACTGTCTATCTTGGTAATGGTCGGGTCGGTCAACGAAATCTTCAAAGAACTGACCCTCGAATATATCCCAGTTACCATACAGCCAAGCCTCCCTCAACTTTGGAGGGAGTGCTTCAAGCTGTTTGATGTAGTCTGGCTGACTCTCCATCAGCACCTTGTTGTCGGTTACTAAGGACTGAATGAAAGTGTAATCTTCGGGGACTTCTCCGTCCTCATATCTGCGGTCAATAAATATCCGCTTGATATACCCGTGACCCTGTCCTCCGGGGTTGCAGGTGTAGTACACTCTCTTTGGGAAATCATTAACTCCTCGCAGACAGGCCGTTATGGTTTTCATCTGAAACTCACTCAGTTGTGTTGCCTCGTCAAGGAATATGACATCATATTCAACACCTTGAAGACGGTCAAGATCCGAATCTTTTGCACAGTATGTGAAGTTTATGGTGCTGCCGTTCCTAAACTTCAATACTTTGTCTTTGTCATTGTATTTGGCAAAGCCAAGCAGTTCCGTCCTCAGTATGTTTATGTGGTTGTTTATCAACTCTGGATATGTTCTACGCACAATGAGAATGCGAATGCCCCCATATCTCATAGCGAGTAGCTTGGCTTTGGTTCTTACACTCCAGCTCTTACCACCGCCACGAGCGCCTCCAAAGCCGATATGCTTTGTACTTGCTTTAAGAAAGAGTTTCTGCTTTTCGCTTGGTGGCAAGACTGTCATAGTCTTCATCGGCTGTACTCCTCAACAACAGAATCAATTTTGACCACAACCTCTTTTGAACTGTCCTCATCCTGTGCCTGCTTTTGGAGGATTTTAATCCGAGCCTTCTGCTCTTCAATATCCAGTTCGGTCTTGATGCTTTGAATATCACGGATGTCCTTAATCGTGCCGGACAACGATTTGAGTAATTGCCTATCAAGAAGCAAGTCTTCCACTTTCAACGAGCGGACAGCCTCTTCAACCGCATCCAGTAGGTCATCAGAAACCTTGAGAAGCCGTCTCATCCGCTCCGCATTTTTATCCGACTCTATTTCAACGATTTTTGTGGCTGATTTGGCTTTGCATTGTTCTCTCAAGCCAACCCAGTCTTCATCGTGGGCAATCCTCTTTAATGTGCTTAAAGGAACGCCGTACTTATCTACGAGTTTTCTGTAACTCGTACCGCCTGCAATATATTCCCTCTTCAGCTTGTCCCAATCCACATGAAACTCCTTCCTTTCCTATGAGAAAAGTATATCTAATAAAGGGTGCCAAACTAAATCCACCCCCCTCAAAAAAGAAAGAGGAGGCATTGCCCCCTCATATCTCTTTAATTCTGATCCTGTGGATATAAAACATCAACTTACGCTTGAGAATATACTCCTGCGTCCTAACCCCTTTGACATCCTCCACCACATGAACCATTTGCTTTGCTTCCTTCTCAACCATAACGGTCTTTTGCCGAGGCGGGACCAACATATCATACTCAAAATCCGAGGTATATGTTACGGCTCTCTCCACACATTTTCCGTCTATGTACTGAGAGGGGATGAGTTCACGCTTTACCTGTCTCTTGAGGTTACATATCTGTCCTGCCCTCTCCATCAGTTTAAGCTGCCACCACCGATTGGCTTCTTTTCTCGAATCGAATGTGATGCCATCATCGGTCACAACCTTCTTGCTATGGTACTTACTCATCGTCATCACCTTCCTCGTATTTCCTGTAAAGCATATCTGCTATGCGACAGTTTCCAAACTCGTCACAGCAGTATGTTTCTTTGTAGTCTTGCATCAATGTGGACGAGGCGAAGGCTAAGTGTATAGAAGTGTCTTCCTCCACACCCTCACAGTATATCTTTTGGTTACCTTCTGAGTGATAAAAAGGGCAGTCCACCTCTTTGGATACATATCTTTTCGACATAGGCATCACCTCCTTCACTTGGACTATTTCACAAGACCTTTTGCTTTTGCTTTGCCGTAGGAAATGTTATGTTTGTTACAGATTGCAATAACCTCTGACCACGGCATAATATCCGCAGATGCTTTTTTCTTCTTCTTTTTTTCTTCTCGATAAAGTTTCTTCCGCAATAGCATTTGTCGGTTATTCCCTTCGTACTTGCACTTCTCACAGCAATACTTGTGGTTATGCCGTTGTGCTATAAACTCTTTACCACAGACCGCACACGCAATTATATCTCCCTTTTTCATCATTAATCCTCCTTTGTGTAGTAGTCATTGCCACGGATTTGACGGATATATTTCATCAGCGCATAAGACCTATCGTTGATGCACTCTTTTTCCGGCTTTTTGCCGTTCTCTTTGGCTTTCATCTCGTCATCAATCCTTTTCATCTCTTCCTCAATTTTGTCAAAGGCGCTTGTCCACCCATATAGATTGTGGATGGCAAGGGTCATAACGCTTGTCCAGTATAAACCGCCGTCTTGAAGTCCTTTGCGGTATTGTTGGCTCATAATGTCCGCCAGTTTTTTGCTCATTTGTTGTCACTCCTTTAATCACCAATTAGGTCAAGAAACTCGCCATACGCTTCTTTTACAGACATACACTTGTGTGATTGTCGACTATATGCCATTCCACAATCTTGTAGTCCATACATCTGTTTTCCGTTGTAAATGCTGGTAATGCTTTCAAACATATCCCATTGTCCTTGCTCATATTGGCTCATTGCTCTTTGCGTTGCAATTTTGTTAGCCATTGCCTGCACCGTCCTTTCACCAACCAAGCAAAACAAGAGTATTGTTTTGCCAATCAAATGTCTTGTAGACTCTTACCAGCTCGAAAATTGCATATTCGTAAAGCCAGCTATCAGTAATGCGTTTTGCTGACAAGTCAGTATTAACAGCGCAATACCCAAACCCGTTTTTCCACTCTGTTAATTGCCCTTCTATGTGGCGTTTCCACCTTTCTTCGATAGGCAATCTGCTCTCTTTATCCCCCTCTAAAAGACCCTTATAATATGCGACAACTTTTTCTTTGTATTTGTTAATCGCAAAAAGGAAATCTTCTTTTGTGCATATCACAGGGGCATAATCCGAGTACCGTTCTTTCAATTCTTGGTTGCCAAATATGCTCTCGTTATTTTCTTGCATATCAAACGCCCAATCTACATACTTGCCAAATTCGCAGAGTTCTCTGCCAATTTTATAAACAGAAACCCACGGTTTTTCGCCATCATATCTTTCGACTTCATACCCTTTGCTTTCTGCCCAATCGCAAAATTCTTCGTTTGTCTTGCATTGCTTGATTTCGCCAATCTGAGCTTTTGGGAGACCGTAAAAATAATGTCTGTATCCCATTATCCCTCACCCTTTCCGTCCAACCGAACTTCACAGTACGGACAACATATTGCTGGCTTGTTCGGCTCAAGCATCCATTCACCGCCACAATCGCAGCACTTATAAACACAGCTCCACCATTCATCGTGGTCTAATACAACAACTTTCCCGTGCCGTACCTCTACCACATCGGCGGTGGGAGCATCCTTAACTCGCATAATGCACTCCATAAAGGTGACAAGTTCCCCCGAACAGATACGCCTTTCCTCGTCATATTGCAGACCGTTATAAATCTGCATTAGGTCATCGTAAGACCCTCGCAAATCAGCCAGCAATGCTTTACGCTCGATATATTCAGCCATTGTTGTCACCTACCATTTCTTTTACAAGGTTGTCGATGGCTATATGCGTTTCGGTAATATCGTAGAAATCTCGTAAAAATCCATCATAAGTTTCGTACTCAACCCACGCCTTACTTTCCATTTCATCTTTCAACCTCTCCGCAAACTCTTTGATTGCTTCGGCTTTGATGTTGTTTACTTGCTTTGCTTCTAATATACAAAGTTGTCTACAATGATGCTGTATCCGTTCCACAACTTCATTCAACCTCTCAATCTCTGCCTTTTGGCGGTTGATAAGGTCAAGGGCATCTTGTGCCGCCGCCTGCTGACATTCCCTATAATGTAAATGGGCAGAATATTTGCACTCTCTACAAAATGTCTGTTTCCCTCGCAGACACTCCAAAGCCTTGATAATCTCGTTATCGGTCATCCCTGCTCACGCTCCTTTAATGCTTTTTCCGCTTCTTCACGGGTGAGGAATACGGTTTTGCCGATACACTTTCCATTGAATGCAACTTCTAACCCGTCACTACTTTTTGCGTTTGCGTCAGTTATTTCAAGTCCTTGTTTTTTTAAGACTCCAACGCAAGAATAAATAACAGCAGACTCAATTTCTCCGTACAGTTCATACCACACCGTATCGCCCACCTCACAAGGCGGCAGGATAACGCCGTTTGCTATAAGGTGGTCGGCAAGTTTGCTCTCCAAGCCGCCCATATACTGCACTTGCGATATTAACTCTATCAGCCGTTCTCTCATATCGGTCATTTTCATTTGCCCCTCCATCTCTTTTGGGTTATACTGGAAGGTTCCTGCTCCATTTCGAACATAGCCTTCTCAAAATCATCCATAGGCTTTCGTGGAACTCCAACCCAGTATCCGCTACGCTCTTGTCTTACCCTTTGAGCCATATCTGCCTCTATGGTGTAACAGCCTTTGCTGTTCTTTTGGAGTGCTATTTCCCGCAGTTCCTCATCAGATAACTGCCTAAGTTCATCCATCGTTCTCATCTGCCCGTACTCCCAAATCCGCCAGTTCCTCTATCGGTCTCCTCAAACTCATCAACCAGTTCAAGGCTGGGTGTGATGATGGGGAGGAGGACTAACTGGATAATCTTGTCTCCCTTTTTAATCTCACGATAGTAGTCACCGTTGTTGTAGAGCTTGACTCGGATGCTCCCTGTGTACCCGCTGTCGATAACACCTTCGCCAGTGAGGTCATATTTTACATTCAAGCCGGACTTAGATTTGAGGAAGCCAACATACCCCTTGGGGATTTGAATATGTACGCCAGTGTCGATAACAGCACTGTCTTGACCAAACAACCTACAGTCTTCGGGGGAGTACAGGTCATATCCTGCATCCGCCTCGTGCGCTCTTGTGGGCATCTTTGCGCCATCGTCCAACATAACTTTGATAACCATACTGTTACGCTCCTTTTAAGAATCTTTTTTTGAGGCAATCCTCGCAGAGTTCCTCGCCATCGACATCATAGACCTCGCCCATCTCGCTATTGCATTCATCGCAGTAGTAATGAGGGACACTTCTGTTGGGGCAGGCATCGCCGAGACATCCTATCTCTGGTGGACAGCCTACACACTCGTTTTCATATTCGACCATTGTTATCCTCCTTCAAGCATTGGTGCATCGGCGTAATGTTCTAACAAATTGTCGCTTATCATTGCATAATTAAGACCTCTGTCTGATGAGCAACGATATTGCGATGTTTGGTCTATCACATACCTGCACCTTGCTACAGCCTTCGTATCTCCAATCTGTTTTGCCATCGATATATCGCCCAACGCCCTGTAGTACAGACCCTTCAGCTCATCGTACATCTCTGCAATTGTTGGCGGAAACTTGCTGCTTCTCCTAAAACTGTCGAATGCCATCTCCATAATTGCATATGGAACAGTATGAAAGGTCCCGTGCCACATATTAACTGTTGCCTGCTTTGATGAGGTGTCCATATCCTTGTATGCTGTGGGATAGGCTACTTTGATGAGTGCAAGCAGTTTGATTGACTCTTCTCTATTCATAGCCTTCCTCCTCCAGCATATCCAAGAATGGGTTACTGCTCTTTTGAACTTTAGGCTTGTCCTTCCTTGCCCACGCCTTTATAGTGGCATAATGGCTCTTGTACTTAGCACCCTTAGACTCGATATACTCCGACAGTCTGTCAATGCGGTCTGTATAATCGTGTGGGAATTCTGCCTGTAGTTTGATGTATTCCTCATCAGTGAGAAGAACATTGTTATACATACCGTGCTTATGTTTGGAGGGTTTCGGAGGCGTAGCCGAAGATATATTATCCTCTCCTAACTCTATCTCTAAACTATCCTTACCTAACCTATCCTGTGTATCCAAAGCGGATACATCCTGTATACATTCTGTATACGCACCATTTTGATCCACTGTAAGTGAGGCTTTTTCCTCTAAGTATTTGCTCTCTTTGTATCTGTCTTTTTGGATGTAATTATGGATTCTCCAGTGCTTTATGACTATCACGCCACTGGCAAAGGCAAGAATAAATCGTTTTGCCATAAGCAGATTCAAGTCATCTACAGATGCACCTGCTTGCCTCATAATGCTCTTTGGACTATTTACAAAGCCATCGTCATCCGCAAGCATACCAAGGGTAAAATACAGGCATCTGGCACTCAATGGCATATCCAAAAAGGCATCAGATAAAACTATTGTTTTTGCAAACATCCTGCGTTCTGCCAACGCCACCACTCCTTTCTATGTATTCCCCTGTGGATGTTGCCACCCACAGGGGTGTTTGGTTATTCTCCAATTCTCACCTTCGTGACGGCAATCGGGAACTCTTCAATCTCCGATGCCCACAGGCAAGATCCTTTGCCATTAAGTTGCTCCCATATGTAAGGGAAACCTCCTATACCATCGAAGAGTGAAGCCAAGGTAGCATCTCGCTCATAACATGCACACAGACGCTTCATAACCCATTTCCACGGAGGGATTGCGATGCTGTTGCCGAGAGCCTTGTATCGAGCTGCATCCGAGGACTGCTTCTTTTTGCCACTGGAGTCTGTGTACTCTCCAATGTCCGTCCACCCATCGGGGTACCCTTGGAGTCTCTCGCATTCTAACGGAGTAAGCCTGCGGACAATATATCTGGTGCGGACAACATTGTTGCAGTTCAAACTACAGTTAAGCGTACCCGCTTTTTCGTGGAGGTCGGTTTGGTCAACTTGTCCGTTCCCTATGGTATATACTTGCTCCACAACAGCCATACCGCCTTGATTCTTGCTCGGATCTGGGTTCGTTGTGTCCAAGGTCTTTGCCACATCCACCTCTCTGCATCCGCTATAAGGGTTGGAAGACTTCATACTGTTAGATGCTAAACTGTCGAAACTGTAGCACACAGCAGGCTCACCGCCGTGAGTGCAGGTAAGCGTGGGGGATATGCCTTCCTGTACATTCGCTTGAGATTTACCGCCACCTTGGTCTACGGCATAGCACACTCCGCCGGGACCTTTTGCAACGAGAGATTGTGCTATTCCGTTTTCGCTGACACCAATATCGAACTGAGCGTTTTTTCCTTGATTGAAAGAGGCTCTATCTAAAGCGACAATACACTCGTTCGTTCTGACATCCCCTTGGTCAAAGGTGTTGAGGGTGTTTGCTGTGTCACTCTCCTGCCAAGTCTCATAGTCGGTGGCAGACTGCGCTCTCTTGCTTTTACTGAACGCTACCTGTTCCATAACCATAGGCACATTACCGCCACCAGTTCCCATACGAGAAGTGAGGGTCTGTACTTTGCCACTCTCATCGATATCCACACGGCTGTCCGCAGGATGGTTTTCAATGGAGTACACAGGCTGAAACAGAGTTTGATCCTGCAAGGTGGACAGCGTTGCAGACTTTTCAGCCTGTATCAACGCCCCTTTGCCTCCACCTTCGCATCCAGAGCTAATCTTCAGCGTGTAAGCGGCCGCCATTTGATTGTCACCTGCATTGGCTCGTAAAGTACCACTCACATTCTCATATATGTGACCACCTTCTCTACTTGCAATGCCCGGCTCAAAAGAGTAAGCGACTCCATGTACATCTTTTGCCGTGAGCGTGTATTGCTTGTCTCCTTCTCTGTAGCCTATACCGCTACCGCCCTTGCGCTCTTTTTTGTTCAGTTTGTCTCCATCGATGCAGAAGATATCATTTGCTCCAGTGCATCCTTGAGCATTTGAGGAAGTTGTTTCCCCCTTCGAGATGCCCTGTTCAATATACCTTGACACGCTTTGGCGGACAAACAGTATTTCGGGTGCGGATTGACCTA